TAAGTATGGGGATTCTCAACTTGTCTTCCTGTTTTATCTGTAAAAATTTGCTTACCACTTTTTGGTGTCATTTTAGCAAACGCAGTAATATGAGTTGATCTTCCTGTTGTATAACCACCCATATTATCAGTAGATAAATTTGTATTTTGTATAGTTATTTTATTTCTTAACTTACCTATATTAGATACACTTGGCATTTATCCTCCTAATATATTATTCAATCTAATAACTCTATATGGTTGTAATAATTGACCGACTGTATAAGGAATCGTATTAACACTATTTTGTGAAACTAATTCTCTGTTCTCGTATAAATGTGTAGTCAATAATTTTATAGCTTGAATTATAGGTGTTGGTACATCACTAGCACTATTACCATAACCAGCAATATATTGAACTTCGTAAGCATTACCTTGTCTAAGTTCAGTAAGAGTTGGCCACGATACACCATTTTTTAAAACTACTCTAGCCGAAGTAGAATCTACATCAGCAAAATAATTACTTGCCGCAAAAGTTGAAGCAGTATTATCATTAGCATAATATTTAACATGTGTAATACTAGCGACTGGTGGTTTAGGGAGAACAATAAAATCTGCACTATAATTAATATCAGGTGCAGTATAAACACCCTCCCTTAACTTTTCATCTCTGTAATATGGTAATCTATCTAAAAAAAGTTGTAAAGTTTGTTGAGTGATTGCTCTTCCTGTATATTCTTCAACATTATTTTGTGCAACTTTTATAAGTTCTGCTATCAAAGTATCATCATCATTAAAATCAACTCTCATAAAAGATTTTTGTTCTGATGTTGCTACTGCTGAAGTAGTCCAAGCTGTGTGTACTTTTAATCCACTCATTATAAATCCTTATTTCTTTTTCTTACCAAATATTTTTTTTACAATATTTTTACTTTTCTTTTCTACTTTTTCTATTACTTTTTTTTCTGTTTTAGCAATAGCTTTATCTGCTTGTCCTGCATTTAATAATATAGTAGCAATATTCATTTTATTAGTCATATCATATTCTTGACCTGCTTCATATATCATTGTCACAGAACCCTCTGCATTAGCACTTGCTTTAACACTTTGATTCATTTTAATCTTCATAATGTTATCCTCCTTTTAAAATTTTGTATCTATGGGCGAAATACCTCTCGGCAGGATCGCCCACAGAATTAATCTATTTAAGATTATGCGTTTGCGTCAGAAGTCACTGGACCACTTCTTGGTGTTCCTTTAGCAACTACTGCCCCATAGATTGAACCATTAGAGTGCGTTCCAACAATATCAATTACTACTCTGATATATCTTTTGCCTCCAACATATCCAATACCATAAGTTTTACCCATTTCACTGTTTGCATCTATCGTCATAAAAGTTCCTGAAGAATCAACAGTTCCACCAGTCACATCTGTATTAGAAGTGACATCAGTGTAAGTTGTATCATCGTCAGAATGCTCTATTTGAAGATTTGTTTTAACAGTTGAACTGAATGTATCTCCATTCGCCCCACAATTAACAATCAATGCCGCAGAACTGAAACCTTTAAGGTCAATACCAGTTCCATTAACATCAGCAGTTTTAAGAATAGGTGCTAACGAAGTTTCTAATTTAATATTACTTTTTAAATCAAACATTTTCTATATCCTCCCTATTATTAAGTTGTGATTGTTGTAAGAGCTTCTGGCAATATTACTTGACCACCAACTCTTCTTCTTGCAAGGTATCTAACATTTCCACTTGATGCTTGTGTGAAAGGATCTCTCATAATTGATAAATTAATTCTATCAACTATCATATAACCTCTTCTAAAGTCACCGAATAGAACTGGTTTAGCACCACCACCAACATCTGGCATATCAGTTGCTTCAACGATTGGGTGTCCCAAAATGTTAGAGCCTACTCCCATCTGGTATAATCCAGGTTGGAATACATACTGATTAGCACCATCTTTTAGCTTTCTTACAGCAGAAACAGTTGATCTATTCATTAAGAATGTACCATTTCTTGTGTATTCAGCTTTGACATTGTGTGCCGCACTAATTAAAGAATCAGCATCTAAAGCACCACCACCTTTCGCAACATTATTTACATTTGCGTTTTCTAGTAGTCCTTGAGGTTTGCCAACTCCATTACCACTTACAAAAGCAGTCCCTTCAGCTTTAGCAAACTGTTCTACGAACTCTGCGTTCATTTCAGCTTCTAAATTGAAAACACTGTCTTCAAGTTCTTGTTCAGAAATATCTACCATTGCGTAATACTCGTGAGCAGGAATTTCTTCTAACCCAACAGCATACCCAGTAGTTTCTGTTCTAGCACCTTGTTCTGCAACCCATTGAGCCGCAAACTCGCCAGTTCTTTTTGGAACTTGAATGCTTCTGTTTGTAGTTGATCTCACTCTTGCAAGTGATCTCACAGGAGATATCTCTACGATACCTTTGATTATTTCTCTCACATATTCAGGTGGAGCAAGATAACCAGCAGTATTATCGTTAGCCACAGTAAGAACTTTAATTTCTTCTGGACCAAGAGAATCTTTACCTTTTCTTAACCATTGATCAAAAACTTTTTGTGCTTTAGATTCTACTGGAGAACCTTTGCCAAAATCAGGTCTTGATATAATAGTTTCTAATCTAGCCATTGCTTCTTGGCTTTGTTTTTGAGCATCAGCATTAGCTTTGATACCTTTTTCCAAATCAGCAAATTTATCTAAATCTTTTTCGATTTTTGATAACTTTTCTTCAGTGATAGGGTCAGCAGTACCTTTTGCTTCTAACTGTTTTAATCTTTCATCATTTGTATTTTTGAAAGACTCAAAAGTTTTGCCAAGAGTTTCAACAGCAGATTTTACTTCATTATTATCCATAATGTTTTACCTCTTGTTATTGTTTAAGTTTGTTAGCAACTTTGAGAATCAAGTCAGCTAACGATTGTTTATCTTCAGCATCTCGCTGGTTTAAAGCCTCTGATAATGCTTTCGCACCAATCTTTGACTCAGTCCGAGAAAGTCCTCCTGCATCACGCAAGATTTTTTCCCACTCTCGAATATTTTTAGCATTTCCTTTAACAGTTTGTATCAAAGCACTTTCATTCATTGGGAAAGTGACTAAAGATATTTCCATTAGATCAACTTCTTTAAGAGTTCTTACTCCTCTCTTATTTTCATTGTATCCCTGTTTATCAGGATCAGCTTTAAATCCTATTGACATACCATCTAATGCACCCATTTTTAAAAGTTCGTATGCTTCACGACCTTTTTGAGTACCCATAGCAAGTTGTCCTTTTACAAATAAACCTTTATTATCTTCATAGATATCAGTAAAGACACCGATAGGCTCATCTGTTTTATGTTGAAATAACATTTTTACTTTTGATGCTGGTCTTCTTGTTAATGATTTAGTGAACGCACCTTTTTTTACTATGTCGTTTCCTTGATCTTCATTACCAAATATAGAACCATATCCAGTAAATACACCTTGTTCATTTGATTTTACCTCTGATTCAAAAACAACTTTTTTAATTTCTGTATCACAAGTACAAGCACCATCATCATCACATTCTGTATGTGATTTCTTTTTTGGTTTCTTTTTATCTTTGTCGTGTTCTTCACCATAATGATCCATTTGTTCTAATTCATCTTTTGGCTTACCAGGTTTTTCTTCATCATGTGGTTTGCCATAATGACTTTTTCTTGCTTCGTCATAAGCGGCGTGAGTTCCACAAGGCATAAAAATTCTTTTACCATTGTCCATCATAGAGTGAGTTCCAGTACAACCAATTTCTTTGGCTCTATCTAATGCTTCCTCTTGTGTTGTAAACTGATCTCTTTTATCAGTTTCTCTTTTCATTGTTTCTTCATCATCTTTTGGCATTTTTTCTTTTGCAATTACATCTGTTAATGTTCTTATTGCACTAGCCATTTTTTCTACATCTGTCATTGAATATTCCTCCTTTTTATTCCTTGCATTGTAAAGTGAATTGCACACAGCAAACCTTTGACCTCTTTTAGGAAAGTCTTGTACAGATGTTTCATCTCCCATACATCTCTCAATAAAGTCATCTCTTTTTTCTTTATCTCTTGGTTTGACTAGTGGCATTTTTATTTTTTACTTTTTATTTTTTTTACTATTTTATTAAACCACCCATATTTGTCGTTACTTCTACAAACTATTACACCTAAAATAAATCCTATTAATATTTCCATAATTATCTCCTTATAAAAAATCAGGTGTAGTGTAAATTACAGAACACCTACAATTTATAGTTTCTCCTGGCGAACCACTTGGATCACCTGGATATTTTAATCTTTCACCACCTACAACAAATTTTTGGTCTAAAGGTATTTGCTGACCACTTGCGATTGAATGAGTAACTCTAGTTCTAGCATCTTGTATTGCAATCCATTCTTTTTTGGTACCTGCAATATTCATGTTCTCGGCAGTTGTTTCATTTGCCCAAGAAGCAGTCCTATGAGTTTCTGTACGAGCAATTAAATTTGCTCGTGCTACACCAAAACCAATAATTGTATTTCTTAATAAAGTACCAGTTTCAGCATCAGAAAGACCATTGTTGTAACCAGTATTAATTGCATCAACAATTCTCTTTCTAGTTGTCTCATTTATATCGGTTACCAATGTACCAATATTTTCTTCAATATACAAGTTTAACTTTCTATCAAAATCAGAATCAAAGTCTTTGACATTTTGCATTCTATCTAATGCATAATTTTTAAAAGCATTGGCTATAATCGTATATTGTATTCTAAATATATTTTGCAAGTCTTTTCTAAAATCATTTATCTTTAGGTTTAAAATCGTGGTAGAACCTGTATTATATGCTTCAAAGACTTCTACTGCCATCTTATCGTAATATGCTTTTAATCTAGCTTCATATTGTCTTATAAATGGTTCTCTTAACCTATTTTGCCTATGCCATTCTCTTTCTGCTACCTGTTTAGCACCAAAAAATTCTATCTGTCTCTTACTAAAAAACATTAGTGTATAGTTCCATGTGGTTCTTGGTCGT